GATTTTCTCTATCTAATGTTGTTGTATTAGGTACTAATTTTAATTTACCATTTTCTGCTAATTGAAAAAACTCTCGTTGAAATTCGTTATAATCATCCATGTTAGTTGCATTGAGAGGTGTACCAAAAAATTGTAATGCTACATCATTAGGGTCTAATTTTTGAATATGTTTATAGGCAAAATTTGTAGCGTTTAGAGCTAATGTTTGTGTATTTAATCCAGTCATAGCTTCTGGTGACATTTTTGTTAATGTTAATCCATAAGGTTGATCAGGATTATATAACATATAAGACCATTCATAATTTTGTTCTGACATCTCTTTAATAGACGCAATAAAAGCATCATCCATAGCTATTGCCATTTGTTTTTCTGTTGGTGTATTTGTTGTTAAGTAATCACCAACATTATTTTCATATATTTCTTGAAACACTTGGTAAGCACTACTTTCCATTGACATATTTTTTGCTGTGCCAAATAAAAATGTAGTTTTGTATTTTAAAATATTATCAAGATTTCTTTCACCTCTTATACTTTCCATTCCTAAAGCATATCGTCCTATATCTACTAATCCGTAAACATAAAAAGGTGGGTCTAATAAATTATTTCTACCAACAGCAGATTTAATTCTATCACTAAATTTTTCTTGTAAATCACTTTGTTTAAAAACATTTTCTGAATATTCCATCATCAAATCTTTTCTTATTTTTTTATCAGCAAAGTCAGGATTAACCATAGTTTTAAATCGTTCTATTGCAAAATCTAATCCATGTGTTTGCATTAAACTATGAACTTCATCTAATGCTTGATCTAAACCACGATCTAAGTTACCTACTTTTCCTTTACCTAAAGTATTAACTTTAATCATAGCCATACTCATTAAGGCGTTTTTATCGACATCACTTTCAAAAGTTAATGTTCTTAATTGATTTGCATAATTAACGATTGATTGTGGAAATCGTCCAAATCTTTCAATGTTATTTGCTAATGATTGTACTGATGGGTCAATTATAGCATTAGCGTCTTGATAACTTAAAGATAATTGACTTACAATTCTAGGAGCGTCTATATTTAAGCCTTGTGTATCAGTTTGAAATATTGCTTCATATAATGATTCTTCTATTTTTCCTGTACCAGCAACTTTAGTAAAATGTTCCATTTTAGATAAATTACTAAGATCATTTAATGCTGTTGAAACATCACCTGTATCTAATAAATTATCTCTTATTTTCATATATTCATCTTTAACAAAAAACATGTCATTTAATTCAGCATTAATATCAGGATCAAACATTCCTTTTTTATTCATAGACATAGCTGTTATTTCAGCTTGACTTGGAACTGGCATAGTTAAATCACTTAAATTATTTACATGTATTTTTTTAACAGCTGACATTTCATTATACATGTCATTATTCATTTCATTTCGAGCTGCTACAAATTCTGATTTTTTATTTTTGATGGCTGTTTTAATTTTTGATTCAATACGCAACTTAGTATCAATATCATGTAAATCGTAAGTATGTTTGTCTAATAAATTTCTTAAATCAAATAATACATTATTAGTTTCTTTATCAAAACCGTTCATCATTTTTTCAAATTCTTCATCGTCAGTTAACGCTAATGTTCCGTTTTGCCATTTGTCATACAATGTATCAGCTAACATTTCTGTTTGTGGTATATTAGGATTCATAATCATGTTTGTTAAAACATGTTCCAACATAGCTGTATCATGCTGTTCCCTATATTGATTTAATATTAACTGAAAGTCTGCTGGTGATTTATTACTTTGTGGATTTGCTTCTACAAATTTTCCTAAAGATTCTTCTAACTCAATAATACTATTACTATATGATGATAAATGATCAGGTAATTGAGCTAAATCATTAATAGAAAATATTTGCTCACGCATTTTTGTTGTTAAAATACCTGAGTATCTTGTTATATTATCCCATGACGCATTTTCTAAATTTGTTAAATGTGTTTTGGTTATTTTTTTTAATGATGATTTTGTTAAATCTTGTGCTTTTAATTTATACTTTAATGCTCTTTCTGTATTTGGAAATATACCTGAATTAAGTTTTACATTAACGTACTCTTGCATTTTTGTTTCATACATTAATGGCTGATCAAAATATGTATTTGACATTTCACTTTCAAACTCAGTTAATTCTATTTTACTAGATGTAAGAATATTATCGTACATTCCGTTTTGAGCTTTTTCTAATGCTTTTTGCTGTTCATCTTTTACTGTTTGTAAAGATTTATTTTCTGCTTTTGCTAATGCAACTTTATTATCCAAATCATCTAGTTTCATTTTATTTTGCTTATCAATGTAACTACCAAATGCTTGAATTGGTCTTTCTAAAGGATTAGTTTCTGTGTTTACTCGTATTTGTAATCCACTTGGTTTAGGTGTTGTAACCATTATCTTGTTCTTCTTTCATTAACGCCAAAATTAAGAGTACCCATTTGATAACGCATTTGTGTTTTCATTCTTTGTGCTTTGTAATATCTATTCATTCTTTCTGTTTGTTTAATTGTTTCAGATTTAATACTTGCTAATTCTTTAAGTTGTTGTTTTCTTGATTGTTCTAATACACGTTGATCTTTCATATATTGATTTGTAGAAAATACTGTTGTGCCAATATCAGTGATTAATTTTAATTCATTCATTCGCATATTAAATTTTAAATTTTTAAGAGAAGTATCAATACTGCTTAATGCAATTTGATTTGATAACTCAATATTATCTATTTCTTTTTGACCAGCAGTTTCTACTCTTTTTTGTATTGCTTTAAATGAACCACTATCAAAAGCGTCATAGTTTGCATTAGATACAGCAGATATATTATTAGCTGTAATAGACGCTATTTCATCTAAAACGTTATTTGTATTTGCTTTAGTATTTAATTGTGTAAGCAGTCTATCCGTGTGTAGCTGTTGTAAATAATTTTTACTTTGTCTACGTCCACCAGCAAAACTAAATAAAGTATTTAGTGACTGCGCACCTGTATAAAGTAATGTTAAAGTAGCTGGATCCATTAGCTAAATTGTACCTCCAACGCCATACCTAAAACTTTTAAAGGTAAGGGGTCATTTTGTGTTACTGTTACTGTTGGCGATTTATCGTATCCCAAAAAGTAAAATTCTCTTTTGCCAGTTTGTTTTGTTAAATCACTACCCACAGTAAATCCACTTTGTAATATTACTAATTCATGTGCCGAAGCCGTATTAGGCGACTTCAGTGATACATCTAATGTATCAGCTACATCAATTATGCAACGCACTATTCTTCGTGGTAATCCTGTAAGAGGGCCTGTATCTGATTCAGCGTCTATAGGCATAGTTTCTAATTCAGGCGTATAATTAAATCCTACACTTACCCCTGTTGGTTGTGGGTCTACTGTGAACGTTAATGTGTCAGTTCCTGACACAGTAAAAGCCCCTAAAGACGAATTACCAAAAACAGCATTAACTGATTCATTAGTATAAATACCATTAACTGTATGCAAAAATCCTTTAGTAAACGTAATAGAGGCATTATCTGCTGGGGAGGAAGCCAAAGCAGTATTAAGTGTTAACGTATATGTACCACTACCATTATTAGTAACAGCAGTAATTCTGTATGTGCCAGTTATACCAGCAATAGTAAATTCTTCTTGTATTTGAGGATTAGATGTTAACCCATCAATTATAAGCGTAAGTCCTGATTGGGAAGCACCTTTAACAAGAGGAGTACCACGTTGGGAGAGCGTGGAAGTGGTGGAACAATCAAGACTTACTGAATCATCTTCGCCAAATTTTTCTAATGTATAAACAGTGCTACCATTTAATGATCGTTTACCTATACAAAATAAATGTTCATTAGCACTTGTAACACTATGAAATGTATCACCTGTTCGTGTACTCCATAATGTCCATCCAGCTATATCTTCTTCTCGTATAGAATGAAATACAGCTAATTTACCATTATGTGTAGAACCAGAATTTGTAAAAATTGCAAATTGTTCAGGACGTGTAGATGAACCACTTAACATAGCTATATCTTTAGGAGTATCGATTAAATGTGGAGCTAATACTGATATGTTTGTTGATACATAACCAGCCTCACTATCAGAATAAATAAACTCTCTAACAGCTCTACCATTTTTTTGCGTATACAATGACGCTCCATCAAAAAGAATTGGGCGAGTACGAGAACACCCATAAGGAGTTTGACGTCTAAAAACTATATTGCTAGGAGTAATAGCCGAAGTATCAGACGAAGTTGGTATTATGTACTCGCCACTATCAGTGAATATTTGAAGATTAGAACCAGAATACAAATGACGTATTTCGTTTACTTGGTCGCCACCAATAGCAACATCAATACCTTCACTTGCTAATCCTGTACCAACACTAAAATTAAAATAATCACCTACATGACTTGCATTAACAGAAGATGGTTTAGATTTAACACCAGCAATCCATAATCTATTATCGTGAAATGTTATTGCTTGAGGATACCCTCTTCTATCAGAAATTAATTGTTCATCCCAATCTGATTCAGCACTTGTACCACCAAGAGTTTCTCGAACAGTAGCGTTAACTTCTGTACCTGACGTGTATCCTGTTATATCAACTTCTTTACTATCTAATCTAACAGTATCACCTACCCATGAAGCACTAAAAATACTTGTAGAAGCTGTAAGTGTAATGTTACCTGAAGTAGCTGAAGGTGTTAAAGTAACACTTGCGTCCTCATATTTATAGTAAGGTTGATATCGAGGATAGCTTGAACTATGTGTAGCAAAACTAAAAGCATTAACAGTAAAGGTTGAAGCACTTGTTCTTACAATTTTTCGTATAGGGTTATTTCTATGTGTAATAAATACCGTATCACCAAACTGCGCCATATTTAATTCAAATAATTGAGCTGTTGTCCAATTACAATTTGCAGTAATATTGCTTTGAATAACAGCTCCAGCACTAGAATAAACGTCTAACCGATTGTTAGATAGTGCAAAAATTGCTACTTCATCATCTGAAAAAACAAATGGAAGTAATCTTGATTCTGCTGGTAGTGTTGCTTTGTAAGAAGTACCTTGCCTACGCATAAGTCCTCCACTATCCATCATGTACCAATTTCGTAAAGTCTGAGCTCCATTGAAATATGCTTTAGTATCTGTTCTTGTTTTTAATAAGGGATTTATTTCTCCACCACTAAAATTAGATAGAACTGTTCTAAGTGTTCTAGCCATTTTACCTCGTGGATTGTCGTAAATTAATAAAACGTGATTGATCTAATTTTCTTGTTGTTCTTTCTGCCGAATCAACATTTTTAGCTATTAAATATTGTCGTTCAGCCATATCAGAAAATTGTCTTATCATTCCTGAATCTCTTGCTATTGAACCAGCAAACAAACTAGCTAATTGATACTCAAGACCTAAAATAAAATGTGGAGGAAATTCTGATTCATCTGCTCTATAAACATAATCGCATATAACATTAGAGCTACTTCCATAGTTATCTAAAAAAACTTTATCACCATATCGTTCATATGGAATAACAATATCATTAACTGTGAGAGTAATTAATTGTAGTAATTCAGGACTGGTTGGTAATTGATACGCATAAGAATATCTACCTGTTGGTTCTGCTGTAAGTAAACTTAATTGTTTTTGTTCAGTTGCAAATCGCCATCTATGACGAGTAAGGGATGATTTTAAAATATCTTCGTAGACTACGTTACATACATTAGCTTCAGTGCTATTATCTGAAAAAGATGTAATGGTATTTGCTCCTATCATTACAAGAGCTGTTGAACATATATCTACTTTAGTTGTTGCCATAATATTTAAAACTTGGGGGGCATAGCCCCCCTAGTCACATTTAAGCAAGAAGTACTGTTGTTACAGTTGAGCTCGAAGAAGCAGATACCATAAGAATATCTACAACTCCGTTTGAGCCACCACTATTTACAAAAATAATATCTCCAGCAGTTAAGTTTCCATAATCTGCTAAAAAGTAATCAGCGTCATCAATAGTGCCGATAGCGTCTCCGTCTGTATAGTACCAAAGAGCATTAGAATCTCCCATTTGGGAAATCTTTTTTACTGGGTTGCTAGTTGCATAAGCCATAATTAATCTCCTTTCCTATTCAGTACAAAGTTGAACCCTAATAGCGTCACCATCGATTGCTACACTTCCCATAGATAGAGAAGAAGTAACAAGGTTAGACACTTTTTCAGGAATATAGTTAACTTCAGTTTTAACGTCTTGTCCAATACCTAGACCAGTAGAGGATTTGTGCCATGCTAAAGTTTTTCTATTAGAACCTGAAGTGCTTAGACCAGAATGTACGAACCATAAAAAGCCCATCCATCTCTTCGCAGTAGATTCACCATTAGTAAATGGTAGGTTATCCGCACCAACGTATTCGGCACGAGAGAATTGATCAACACTCATTAGGTCACCCCATTGAGTTGGGCCTACTGCCCAGTATCTTTGACCATCATCAGGTACATCAGCTGTAGCAAAAACATTTTGCATGTTTTTAGCTTTAATTAATGTCATACCTGTTGCAGATGAATTAACGTTAGCCGCAATCGAAGTACCAGCGTCTAATGTGTCAATAATGATTTGGTCAGTTTTTCTGCCCAAAGCATATGCCGCATTTTGTGCTACTACTTGTCTTTCGTCTATATTAATTTTTAACTCATCTAGTTTGTCAATGTAATCAGCCGCATAAAAATCTGTTAAAGTTGCAGACACGTTAGAGTGAGCTAAGTTCATAGCAACTACTTCAGCATGTCTTGCTTTTGTAGAAGCTGTTCCCTTTGCAACCTTTTGGAATTTTACACTAGAACCACTTACACCGTTCACAGTTCTAACCAGATTTTTTAATTTAGAACCCATACGTTGATACGCCATGTGTACTTCTGATTCAAACTGAGTAATAAATGCGTTAGTAATTGAACTAGCCATTTTTTATCTCCATTAAGTTAAGGTTTCGATTATCTTCCGAGTTCGTTGAAAGTTATCCAAAAGGGCAATCGTATTAACTCTAAAGGTCTTGAGGCGAGTAATGACTAATCAGAATCTTTTTCGCAACGCACATTTATTATCTCTTCTATGCACCCACGAGGAATAATAGTTGTACGTCCTACTTCTGTATCGTTAAGATCTTCAGGTACATCAGCTGATATTTTTAAATCTGTATCTGTTTCTTGTGCTATCCACCCAATGCTATGAATAACAGAAGAATTTGTTTTAATAACATCTGACATATCATGCCAAGTACCTGAATCTACTTCTCTTGTATCTCGCCAAATTACTTTGACTAATTTGTTAAGGTTCATACTTGTTCAAATAATTTAGACACTCTTGATATATAAGCTGGGTCTTTTTCCCCATCTTTCCAATAACGAGGGTCTTTCATCATAGAACGTAAATCTCCTAATGATGGTTTAGATTCTACTGCTGTTTGACCTTGTGGCATTACTGGACTTTTATTTATTGCCATTATTTCTTCTAAAGCTTTAACACCTTCTGCTGTTGCAGATATTTTAGAAATAGTATTGTAGGCATTTTCAGATAAATATTTTTTTGCCCATAAATCTGCTGATTCTATACGTTCTTTTGCATTATCACCTAAAGATACCATTTCTTCTTCTGTATTAGGTAAACCAGCTATTTCATTTTGCACAAATTGATTAATACCTTCATTAAATTGATCTTGAGATAAACCCATAGATTTAGCTGTTTCGCTCCACCATTGTAGCAATGGTTGATCTTCATTAACTTCCATATCAACATCTTCAGGTATTTCAGGCATAGCAATTTCATATTTTTCAGGAACATTAGAAGCTCTTTCTTGTTCTATGTCTGTGCGTATCTGTTTTGTTAATTCATCTGTACGCTGTCCTAGTTTTTTTTCTAAGGAATTATATGATGTACTTAACGCTTCAACATTTGCCTCTCCAGTATCCTGATTCCAAAATTTCTCAGGTATGTATTCTGGTCTGGTTGATTCTTCTTGTGTCGTTTCCTGTGTTACATTTTCTTCTGCCATTATTTATCCTTTAGGTTAGCATTTATTCTTGATTGAATAATTGCGAGTAAAAATCTTCTTCCTTCCAAATGAAATAATTCATTTGTAGAAATATTAGAACCAGCTACGGCTTCAGTAGTTATTGATTTTAAATATGCTAATACTTGTTTTCCATCATCACCTTTAAAAACTGAACCAAATAATTGATTTAATTTTTTTTCTGTATCTGGTGATCTAGTATAGCCGTCTATTGATGTTACTGATTTAACCGACTTGTTGTTGTTGAGGGTTTCCCACGTCATTCATATCTCCTTCTAGTTGTCCTTGTTGTGCCATTGATTGCATTTGTTGGGCTAGCTCTTGCTGTTCCTGAGTATCTCTTAATAGTTTTTCAGGAATATTCATAAGTTTACCGATATGTTTTGCCACTTCATCTTGCTTAACAATTAAGTTAAGAACTTGTGGGCCAAACGTAGTACCAATAATCTCGTGAAATCTATTTATGTCACTTATATCTTGTTGATATTGTGATCTTGCTAATGGTGATACAGCTTGTACTTTTACTTCTCTACCATTAATTACAGGTAATTCTATTCTACCTTGATCTTTTAAAATTCTAATAACACGTCTTAAAACTGGAATAACAAACTCTGATTGCAGTCTACCAAATGATGAACCTATTTGTCTTGATAGGTCAGCCATACGTTCTGCTACTTCTGTTGCTGTCATTGGTGTACCTTCAGGTCTACCAAGTGTTTCCATGTATAAAGCTTTTTTAATATTAGCTCTCATATC